TACCGCGCTGCAACCGTCATATCCCTTGCGACCATATACCATATTCTCATGATTTTTTGATAATGCACCTCGACCATCTGCCAATTCAGCATGAATAGCATCACGTTGGTCTTGTGTCATACCCAAGACTTCTGGTTTAATGATTATGATACCAGAATTAATGCATTCCTCGGATTCAATACTAGGCGGCGACCGCAAATGTAGTCTCGCGCGATATGCACAACGACCTAGATATGCACGCAATACATGAACGGATGGATCAAGGTCTTGACATGCATTAAGCTGACGCAAATCTTTTGTCACAGACATGAGTTGTTCAGCTTGATCTGGTCTACAACCATAGGCCAGCAAAGATTCCTTAGCAAGATTCCAACATTGTATCATATGATTGGCTTTGGCTGAACTCTTCGCAAGAGTCAAAGCTTCACTGTGACCACCCATGACAGCGGCCACAGAATCATATTCACTCCAGTCATCATGCCGACCTATTCTCACACTAGAATCTCCAAATTAGGGCAGAATGATTTTGCTTCTTCAAAGAATACCAAATCATCTTCTAGCGCATGATATGAACCATCACACCAATTTTTGCCCATCACAGATACCTTCTTCTTGGTATCATACAAAAGAGTACTTCCGACAAATGCGCTTGGGCCGCAATAAACATGATTTGCATCGAGTACCCTAAACCAATCAGCCTCAGGTTCACCAGTAACCACTGTAGCAAGATCCTGCAACTTGTCAAGAACATTATCATCATCACCAATGATTACAATCTCGGCGCGAGGATTTTTCTGCTTCGCAAGTTCCACAAGTTTCCGATAGGTGTCAATCGATGCGATATCTTTATCACCACCACGAACATGTACCACAATCTTTTTTGTAGTAGATTTGGTTTCTGGTTCTGGTTGACGATCAAGCAAAGGAAGATACTTTAGAGTTTTATCTCTACCCTTAAATGCCATGCTAGCCGCACCAGGATTCCAATATGGAGTCTTACGTACACCATCAGAATCCTCACGAATCTCACATTGTGGATCAGTTACCCAATGCAGCTGTGAAGTCTTGGCACCTGCCACACCACCACCGCTGTTTACAACGATTGTTGGTGTTTCATCAGGTCCAAGGCGGCCGATGCCGACAAATGCCTGAATAAGCTGCGTACCAAGTTGGCCTCTTACATGTACTCTCATGTTAATCCTAAAAGCTCCTCATATGTTACTTGATATGTATTAGGTTGTCCGATGGGTACAGCATCCATACCATCAGGATAGATGAATATGAAATCAACCGTGGGGTTTTTACCAGCAAGGTATTTCATAAATTTTATTCGACCTGGATTATCATATTCTGATGCGCGAGTCTCTGGTCCATAATTATTGGTACCATCAAATAAATTACTAACAGATTGTTCACGACCAAATAAAAATGAATCAAATCCAATGCACAGCAATGTCTTTGCGCCATCTCGAATAGCCGCTTTCATCGCGCACATACCAGCATTTGATCTAGGTCTATTGCCGTTTGGGTGAAGTTCTTCAGGTTCCCAACGTTCTCCGGGCAAAGGTAGTAACACCTTTTCTTTTGGAAAACCACTGGATTGTAGTTCATTCATGATTCCATCATCTATCGCGATCACATAATCTGGTAGATCATATGTCGGCTGAAACTCTCGATAGATTGCATTACAACCATAGATTACTGGACGATCTTCATCCAGCAATGATACCATATGTCTAAGGTCGACATTCTTTCGCGAGGTACCATTACCTACAATTAAGGCAACATCTCTATTCATTTCCAATGCCCAGTCATCTTGGGATAAGCTTCCTTGATTGCGCCAACCATAACCTTAAGTTCCTTGCGACGCATACGCAGCAACAGTTTTGCATCTTCAGGATCAATACTCTCTAGCACCTGAATAAACAACTGCTCGCGCTTCATTTGTTTTGTATTCATACCATCAGGTGTATTCGTGAAATAGACAAGCTTCTTAATTTCACGGTAGAAGTTGCCTTCCTGATCAAGCGCCTCGGCCAATGGTTTATATGGCGGTTCGCTTTCAGGCACAAGCCATTGCAGAAATGGATCATAGGTAAATTCAAATACCATACGAAGCACTTCGCTGTCATTGTCAAGAATTGCCTTGACCTGACCAGCCTTAGTCCTTTGCTTTTCGATCTCGCCCACGATTGATGCGAGAGTCTTTACTGCCATAATTGCCTCCTAGAAGTCGCTAATAGATTCGGTAAGTTGACGCAAACGCTTAGACATAAAATATGCCATCATAGATGAACGTGGTGCAGGCGTTGCCTGATCAAAACATTCTATACATTCCTTCTGAATCTCATCAGGTACCATGTCAAGATCAACCAACATCTGATTGCGCTTATAACCACGAAGCATTGCATCGTCACAGAACTGCTCGGGCTCCATGCTGCACCACTCCTCGATCTTCTTGCGAGACAGTGGACGTTGGCGACGACCAGCAACCAGTGCGTCATCTTCTGTCAGGAAGTTAGGCACACCGTCACCACGATCACCGACCATGATATGCTCGCGGCGGAATCGTTCTGGGTTGTCAATAGGCAGCATCTTTTTCTGGATTGGTGCATATTGATGAACGTTTGCATACTTCTGTAGCTGAGCGAAGTCTTTGTCACCTGACAGAATCAGGATTGGTTCATTACCATCGCTATTGATAAACTTACCGTAGTAATGGCACAGAGATGCAATGACATCATCGGCCTCAGCACGAGCCACTTGAATTACCTTGTATGGCATGTGCTCGCGCAATTCTTCCTTGATCTTTGCCATTGTATCAAACAGCGTTGACCAGTCGATACCAGAAGCCTCGCGATCTTTCTTGCGATTAGCCTTGTATTGTGGAAATATCTCGCGGCGCCAATAACGCTTGTCATCACAGCAGATAACCAGCTCGCCAAAATCGCGTGAGAATTTTTGCTTATAGCCACGCAAGCTATTAAGCACCATGTGGCGGACGAGATCCTCATCCACCACTTGCTTGTTATGTACCAGATGAACCATCAGATTTGATATCATCACCTGGTTTAGATCAACCAGAATCATATGAATGTCCTTATCCCTCTCTATGTATAGTATCATAGTCGAGGATGTATGTACATGGCAACATGATTAGTGCGATGGGTTATATAAATTAAAATCTGACATGGAAAATAGTGATATAACCTCTATGCCTTTAGGCAAATACATGTCATGTTTGGTTCTTGCTGGATGATGAACACCAGGATTAACCTTATTTACTATGGCAAATGCAAATGGTAATACATCAATTTTTTCATCAATAAGAACATTATGACATGTTGCCATCGATAGTGTTGAGTTGCATAGATCATCAATTATCATGGCAGGTTTGTCATTAGGAATGCCTTCAATTATATTGCGTAGGCCATATTCCTTACGTTGCTTACGAACAACAAATGCATTGATATCATAGCCATATATGCCACCAACAAGAGGAAAACTAGCCAGCATTGGTGTTGCAGCAGTTTCCAATCCGGTTAGCTGAAAGTTTGAATGTCCAATCTTTTCATTTACTTCATAATAAAATAACTGAGCTATCGCGCTATTGAACCGATGATTGAATAATCCTCGACGCAAATAAAACATCCATGTATACATGGTGCCAGGTCTCTTACCAGGCATCTTACGACCTCTGATAATACAGTTTTGATCAATGTAAGCATGAACCCATTGTTTTAATTCATCATGCCATTGCTTTTGTTGTAATACCTTCATTTCACAGCTCTCAGAATTAGCATATCTTCATTGACCCGACCATTGACAATACCTGGCTTTGTTTTGATGGATTCATAAGTTTTTCCAACAGATTTAGCACCACCTGACAATAAACGTTGAATCATAACATCAGGCTGCTTTAACCTTTTCTTTGAAGAAAGTTCTGGATCAAAGCCACTAATGCTAGTGCGATGTACAGACAACTTTGAACCTAACGGCGCGACATACCTATACACTAATCTCCTATCCACATTATAAAGCACAACTTCCGATGCACCAATAATATCTTTAGGTTCGATGCTGTTAAATGTAGAATCCAGAACTTTAGCACTCTGCAAATAACGCAGTCTTGCGACCAACTTAGCCGGAGTCTTTGGCTTCACCTTACGAGGTGTCGGTGTCTTGATATTCGCTGAACAATAAAGATTGATGGCCTGAAGCACACCAGCATATCGCGCAAGCATATCACGCAGCTGTTTCTTTGTATAGCTACGATAACATTCTACACATTCCATATCTGTGCGGTCAAGTGCGTGCTTGACTTCTTCAATCAGGCGTTCATATCTTTGTGCTTCAGGTGCCATATCAGCAGGCTTAGGTGTATGAGTTTTGAGAAGGCCGCCGACATCAACCAGCTCGCCTTGATCGATTGCATATTCGACCTTTAACATTACATCACCAACAGCATCAACCTGCACAGTTGTTTGTGTCTTAGGCTTTGGTCGACGAGCAGCGTCCTTTTCAGCCTTGCGCTCGCGACCATGCTTAATTAGCTGTTCCAATTCCAGCGTCAACCTAATGGTTTGTTGCTCATTAGGTTGAAGGCCGCGCATCACCATGCGACCTAGTGCTGGTAGAGTATTGATCTCAAAGCGCATATCTTCGACGTGATCCAGGACATCGATATCATCCTCTGAATAGCCGACTGATTTCATATAATCGCCTAAGATAACGCGCGCCATCTTGGGATCAAGTACAGCCCGATACCAGTTATATGCATATATGATACGACTGGAATCAGGCGTGACACCATCCCATGATGGCTCTTCTCCGATATATTTGGCTTCAGAGATAGGCGCTTTGAGTTTTCTCATTTTTCCACCAAGCTTGAAAGAAAGCTATTCCATTGACGCGCACGAAGATCCCATGAATAGAAGTTATCAACATACATCTTTTGAAACTTCATCTTATTCTGGTTACCTTCATCCCAATAACCATTGACCACCTCAGCCAATACTGAGGCAAATCGATTTGCATGATCATTGTAATTTTCGACAAACGGATACATTGCTGCAAAATTCGCGGTAGTTTCTGGTAATGCAGCATGATTTGGACACACCACAGTGCAGCCAGCACTCATTGCCTCGATCACACTAATCGCGCTAGTCTCAGGCCAGATGT